GTATTGTTTTGATTTCCATTTGCCATTCCCATTATTTGTGCATAGATCGCAGCTTTCTCTGGATCATTGATTAATTGATCTGGATCAATATCTAAAGACTTAGCAATCTCTGTTAAACAAGTATGCCATCTGACAAAAGGTGCAAGTGCAGGATTAGCTGCTGTTTGCATAAATGTCATTAGTCTTTGAGATCTTACCTCTTTCTGCATCAAAGAAGAAGTGCCTTGTGCTTTGATCTCTAGATCACCTATTATATGTGGAGCATCATCATTAAATTGCATGTTCCAATAAAATAATGATTGTCCTAGGGGCTTTAATAAATAATCGTCAATATTTTTAATTACAGTTTTAATACTTAATGCTGCAGCACCCATAAGCATTGACATGCCTGATGCTGTTCTAGTTGTAGATTGTACACCTGTTGCTCCATGAGAGTATGAAGGTATACCAGTTGCCTCATCAGCTAACTGTCTAAACTTATCAAACATTTGTAAATTCTCATATGCAGTATTAGGAAATTTTAATCCATGTACTGCTTGTCCTGTCTGACCACTCTGTCTTCTAAATATCTTGCCAGGAAATACTTTCATATCCTGTCCTGGTACTAACATAGTTTCATCTACATCAAATACTAGATTACCTGCTAGTGCTAAGTTATCAATAGCCATTCTTGCATGACCATTCATAACCTGTTGAGAATCTTCCATGTTTTCTGGAATACCTATACCAAAGAATTGATATGGATTTAATTCATAAGGACAAACTAAATAAGGTATTCTAACTGGACTAAATGGATTCTCAACCATTCTTAAAACTTTATTACCACATATCCAAACATTAACATGTATATTATCAGAATCTGTGCTATACATCATACCACATTCATCTGCTAACTGTCTATCTATTATACCCCAATATTCTAAAACTTCAAATCTATTTTTATAGATAGTCTGTATATTTTCTCTATCATACAGAGAAGATTCAAATCCTCTTGTCTGATAATTAGGACCCATCTCTAAACATTCCATAACAGCTTCCCTATCAAACATAGGTTTATCTGCTAGATCTTCAAACTGTGATTTATTATATGAATGTCTTTGAATCACATAATCACAATCATGTATAGTTGTAGCGTTTGGATCAGGATAAAAATCCCAACATGATACTGCCTCTATACTAGGAATAGTTTTTGTTTTTGTTGCATGTACTCTTTCTACATTGCCTTCATCATCTTCAGCAGTAGAAAATGCATGATAATCTTTTGTATCAGTAAATGGACCTTTTAATATACCTGTACCCATCAATGCCATCTCAAAGAATACATGACGCATAATAGTGATAGCTCTACTCTCTTCAAGCTGATCATGTATTAGTTTCTGCATCTGTTCTGCAGCCATTCTAGCTGGCTCTATCTGTGGAGAGCCTGTGTATGATGGTCCATCTTTAAAACCAAGATCTTCATAATCTTGATTTAGATTTTTCATTAATTCATTTACTGTAGCTCCAGGAGGTATAGCTCCTCCATCTCCAGGAAATCCATAAGGACTTTCCATCTCCTCTTGAGGTTGCTGTGGATTCTTAGGATCTAAATGTGCTCTTTTAGAAATATCTTCTGGTACAGATGTAGGTGATACACCTAAAGGAAATTTACCTTGAGAGAATAATACCTCTATTATCTGACCAAACGAAGCAAGAACTTTTGTCTTAGTAATTTTTACAAATACTCTTGACTTCTCATTCTCACGAAAAGCAGTTTCTGGTCCATATAAACCTCTATAGTTTCTGTAAGCCTTTAACCATCTCTTCTCATCATAGATCTTAGATGTCTCAGCTTGTTGAAATCTTTCTCGGATATAACCAACTAAAGCATTACCCTCGGCCTCGTAGCCGCCATTTTTATTTTCTTCTTTTTCGTGCATTAATTATATCTATTAGTAATCTCTTTCTTCAGCCATTCTAAAGATTGCAGGGTCTACTTTGTTTCCAGCTTTTTTAGCTTTACCTTCTACATCTGGCCCTAATTTAGGTCCACTGTATCCACCACTAAATTCCATTTTATCATTAGGTCTTTTAGGTGCATCAGGTGCTAACTCGCCTTCCATGTATCTTTTCATCATTTGGGTTTTCTCCTCTTAGTTTTTTTCTTTTTCTTTTTTTTCTTAGTGCCTGCATAAACTACAGGTATATAATTACTCTTAGCTCCAAGACTCATTAATAGTCTTTTTCATCAGCCATTCTAAACACTTCATCCTGAACATGCTCAGAACCAGATTTAGTTGGAACAGTAACATCGTATTCAAACTCTTGGTATTTTCTAGGTGCATGTTGAGAAAAGTCAATAGTATTATGTGGTCTGTTAGGCTGTTTGCCTTCTGGACCATCACTTAATTGACCTTGTTTAACTTTAGCTTTTGGATCAAATTTTGTTTCCATTGCTGTCTCCTGTTATATTTTTACTTTTTTAATCTTAATTATATTCTTGGTAGGTATCACTGTATGACCACCACCTTGCTTTATAGATCCGCTATCTTCAAATATAAAATCTGCCATGATGACTGTAGTCTTTTCATTCTGTTCTACAAGCCAACCAAAACTACAACATATCGCAGTCTTAGCTTTTTTTATATCTGGTATATCAGACCATTCGCATGATCCAACAATATCCTCCCAGTATGCGATCACTAGATCATAGGGAAAATTTTTTTTGTTTATCTCTGGAATCTTTCTACTTAGAGGCACTTATAACTTTTCCTTTGTTAAGCCCTTGTTTTATAGTATATCCCTGAGTACCATTCGCACCAATCTCTACCTCTTTTTTCAGAGTTCTAGAAAGACTAAGTTGTTTAGTTTTTCTATTAGCATTACTTATGTACTGTAATAACTGTCTTGCAATTCTATTCATAATCAATAACCAAATTTATCATCTGCAGCATGGTAGTCATTCTGTCTAAAGAATGTTCTAAATCTATCTGCATATTTAGGATGTGTAGGTCTACTCATACATCCATATCTTAATGCATCATATGCATGGTCTTCTGCGTTAGTATCTACATCCTCAGGATTCTTATTATCTGTGGGTAGCATACCCATTGTTCTTATAAGATTCCTACAGGTTTTAAATATTCTAATACCTGGTTCTTCATCATTAACTCTCAATCTTTTATGTATCTCGAGTTTACCATTAATTCTACTCTTGGGTGATCTATCTGAGGGCCTCCAACGGCATCCCTGCTGTATCATCGTCTCTGCGATGCTTGGACCTACATCACCTCTTCTTGCCCATGTACTAGCGTCTAAGACTCCGTAATGTATATGTTCTCCTTCCTCTAGGCTTAATACATTTCTTGCGAAATAATCTGCCGTTACTTTCTTCGTATATAATTCTCTATAGATCCATAGATTGTTATTGTAATCAACAGCAAACCATAGAACACAAGCAGGAGAAGAATAACCCCAGTCAGCAGCACGAAACTTGTACCAGCCTCTAGGTATCTCAAAAGGTTCGACCACATGGGTCGTCTTATTAAATTCTGGAAACGCTGAGTCCTCGTATGCATCCCAATCTCCATCTAAGAATTGTTTACGTTGTACTTCAGGTAAAGATGCTAGCATGATATAATAATCATCAGTCTGCATCAGATAAGGATTATCCTGTAACTTAGCTGGAATAAATCTTCTGGTAATATACTTCTTACCATTGGGTGTATCTATCCCTACATCAAAAGCTGTATTTGGCTCACTAGGCTCTACGAACATCTCTCGAACCCATTGGGAACCAACATTACCTGGATTACCTGTAGCTCTCATATAAACAGGTATATCTTTATCTACCGATCTTAGGGAAGATCTTAGAAAGTTATATATATCTGGCGAAGGATATTGTGGAAGTTCGTCTATTCCTATCCATGTGTACGATTGACCTTGGTAACGTAAAACGTCTGTCATGTTCTCTGCGTAACCAAACTCTATCTTTGCCCCTGAGGGAAATCGCCATTCTTTTTCTTGTTCTCTCCATTTTGCATTAGGAAATGCCTTCGAGTATAATAACTGAGACTTCTGTATCAAGTCTCTCAACTCAGGCATAGTCCTCCTCACTAGGAGTGCCCTGTGATTAGCGTAGGAACAATAACGAAGTGGATCTACTAGCATGGCATATGATTTGCCTCCACCTCTTGCTCCTCCATAAAAAACCTCCCTTTCGGAAGCTGCAAGAAACTGTGTCTGTGGACCTGAGTTAGGTTTAAAGATTATCTCTTGCTGGTCTATGTGCTCTTTGACGTTTTTTGGAGCACTCTCGATTATATCCTCTGTAAGTAGTTGTGTCTCTTTACCAGTCAGAGCTTTGTCTATAGTTAACAACTTCTTCTTGGTATTTTCTGCAGAGATCTTGGCAGAACGTAGAGTCTGTTCTGCTTTAGCTACCTTCTTACGAGTACGAGCTAGTATCTGTTTAACTGACTTCTTGGCTTTCTGTTGAACTATCTTTTTCGGTTTCGGTGGTGCTATTTCTTGCGAGTCTTTTTCTGAGTCCGACATGTGATATGTATCTTCCTGTTTTTCTATGTAGCCATTGGGCAGTCTCTCTTAGTGAACAGGTCTTTGAATATTCTCTCGCCTGACTAAGAGCACTTAATTCTTCTTTTACAGGCTCTAGATATTGTGGGTCTTCGGCCTGTTTAAAACCAAAAGGTATGGTTCTAGCTTTCTTTTTAATTTTTATAGGTTCCACTATGAAAAATCTGTTGATATAGTCCTTTTTGATTTTTGTTCTTTTAAAAATTTTCTAAAGTTACTATCTTCTCTTGTATTTTTTTTACCTTGATCTGTTTTTCTAAAATCTGATCTAATTTCATTTTCTACTTTCTTTAACATTTTTTTTGCATTTCTTATAATATTAGGATTAGCTCTATCATAGATAGCATTTTCTTGATTTGCTTTTTGTAATTTATTTACTGTTAATAATTGTTTTTTTACAGCAATAGAAGCACCTGCTACTCCTTTAAAATTTCTATCTTCAAGTGGGGCTTTTTTTAAACTCTTATCTATTAAAGGTTTAGCTGTAGTCTTTAAAGATTTTAAGTATTTACCAGCACCCCCAGTAAATCCTGCAGCATTTAATCTCTCTGACAGTGGATCTAATTGCAAAACTTTATTTGCATAATCTTTTTTATTTATTATTGGCATCTTTATCAGTATCTTTTGGTGGTAATATAAATATTCCGTGTAGAGCTTTCATATTGATATCTAATTGGTCCTTCTTTGTTATACCTACTCGGTCTAATAATGAGTTCGCTGCTGCTAGACGAATACCTGCCTGTGGTGTAGTGCCGTCTTCGTCTAGTAAGGCTGTTAACCTAGTAGCAGCTTTTGCAGAGTGCGTTGATAAGTGGGTTTCCGCCAGCTCTGTAATCTCTTTCTTTAAATTCCGTACAACTTTCGGATAGCTATGGTCTGAATACCCTGCTATCCTTGCTGCCTCTCGTGGATTTCCCTGTGCTTCTGTAAAAAGCACGTCTAGGAACCTCTCCTGCATATCTGTTAAGTTTCTTTTTTGAGTTTTCGTTATAGAAGAATCCATTATTTGCGTTTATTAGCTCCATTATCTCCTTGAAAGGAAGTTGTTTTACTTTGTTTATGTCTAGATCTAGCATAATTCTATAATTATTCGTGATGACCCCTTTTGTTCTATTGAATTGTGCGTGTATGTGTGTCCTTTGAATAATGTATAGGTTATATTATAAGGGTGATTACCGATTTTGTCAAGTTTTTTTTAGGTTAAATTTCATATGCGACATTATAGCAATAGACAAATGTGATTATGGGGTGTATAATGTTATTAGGCACTGCCAGGGGGGTCTAATATATACACCACAGTAGATTTTACAGCTACCCCCCTAGGGTATTCCCTAGTACATTTACTAGAATATTCCCTTGCCCCCCAGTGGTTTACAAGGGTATCCTAGATTTTCTGGTAATGGCATATATACATATAGTAGGAGGGGGGCTGGCCCTTGCATACCCTGTGTGTTCCTTAGTTTTTTTATGTGTCAAGTTTTGTATCGCCTTAGGGTTTACCCTAGTTTGCTTTTGGTTACCGCTTAGAATTGTTTAAGGTAGGTCAAAATTTCGTAACTATAACCCCCCCTGTAAACTACTTGAGATTATAATTGGATATAAAAAAAAACCCCCCTGAGGCATAACCTGAGGGGGGCTTTGAGAGGGTAGCTTAATTAATTTTTAACTGAGTTTAAATCGTTCTCGAAGTTTTGAACTTCAACTTCCTCAAGTCTTTTATTAATATCTTGCTCGTATGTTTTAACTTTGCTTTGTAATATTTTTAAATATCCATTTGATTTATACGAATAATCTTCAATGCCTTTTAAATAAGCATTACAAAAATAATATAATTCACGCTTTGTTAATCTTGGGCTTATATCCGAACAACCTCCATTATTATTACAGATTTGTTCTAACCCAAATGAGCCATTATTTTGATTAATATAATAATGACCTATATTCCATTGTAATTTATTATTTATTCTAAATGGCTTATGCATCTCTATTGAAACGCCCATTAGTCTGTTGATTTGGTCAACTCTATTTTTAATCATTTTAATCGTTATTGATTGCATATTACTTAACCCCCTTTAATACTTTGATTGTTCTATTAGCTAGGTCTGTATTATTTCTAGTTATTTCATTTAATTTAATAAAAAACTCAACAACGCTTTTTTTTTCTTTTTCTGTTATGTGCTTATCGTTTGGAAAGTGTTTATTATACAGCTCAATTCCCTTTTTAATTATTTCTTTTTTACTCATATTTTTTATACCTTTTTTATTGGTTAATATAATTTTATTCTCAATATAATTAAGGCTAATTTTGGGCATAAAAAACCCCCAATTAAGGGGGTTCTTTAGTGTTTATTATTAATTAAATTGCAATTTTAAATTGCTTATTAAAAGAGCCTTTTAATTCGTCTATTGTGTTACCTTTTAATTCAACTGAGGTAGCATTATCAACAACCCATGAGCCGTAAAGGTCTTTAACTACACCGCCTTTTGATTGCTTCCTTGCTGTCTCAACTATCTCTTCGAGCGTCACGCCATAATTTGTCAATGTTCTAATATGGTTCTCAACTTTAAGAATTTGATCAAGTGCGTTATTATCATCTAAATATGTCAATTGTGAGCATATAGACTTCATCATTTTTTCGGCTTTCTCAGGTGTATATTCACCGCTAGTTGCTTCATCAGTTGTTGCTTCTAAATCTTCCGCCTCTTCATTAGATGTAATACTTCGATCAACTGAAATATTAAACATATATTTTTGAGTAAGTTTTTCTAACAATGTGAAATTACACTCGACAAAATATACTTTACTGTCCGTTGCTTTCTTTAAGTTGTCATTGTCTAATCCAAATATTGATTTTACAATCTCATTTTTTAAACAAAACAGATTTATTCTAACAACCTTTTTATCAAATTTATAATTAGATTTATCAAGCGTCATTATAAATAAAGAAGGATACATAACTCTATTGGCTGTTGTTCTAATCGCATTTGCTCTTATTTTTTCATCACTCTTTTTAATAGTATGATCAGGCTCAGGCTTAGTTTTATTTTTTTCTTTGGTTTTTTTCTTATCTAATTTGGTTGCTTTTTCTTTTTCACTTTCAACTAGATTTTTAAAATTAGCTAAAGGCAAGATGATACGATCAACTAATCTCTTACGTTCCATGTTTATTCTGTCAACTGTATCAAAGCCCCTTGTCTCAGTTAATATTTGGTTTGGTGCTTTAATACCTAACATAGAATAGATACTATCATTATTATATTTAAAGTTGCCCCCCTGAAATAATTCATTATTTCTTTGAACTATACCCATAGAGGTTACTTCATTTTGAATTGTATTGTTACCAATACTAGTCAACATTGTGTTTAATTGTTTATCTAACATTTTATACTCACTTTCATTTGTTGTTTTTTTATTTTTAATCATAATAAATTTATATACATTTATACATACAAGTCAAATTTAATTATTAGTTTTATTCGATTTTTTAAATAACCCTTATAAAACGTGGGTTTTTTAATGATAATCAACTCATTTGAT